CTACCTTATTATCATCATTTAAAGAAAAACTTGACCCAGCAGTTCCTTGTGGTCCTTGTGGTCCTTCCGTAGCCACTCGGACGATTGTTGTTGCACCTTCAGTAACAGTGACAGTATTAGTTGTCTCATTAACACTAATCGTGTTTTGAGTTTCAGTGGCTGTAACTGTATTACTCATGCTGTATATCCTTGACTCATATAGATTGTACCTTCAACCCAATATTCTTTATCGCCTGATCCATTCGTAAATAAAATATCGTATTTATATTCGTCAGCAGTTAAAAGGGCTGTCTGAGTATCGCTTACTTTCCAAGTAAACAATCCTCCTGCTGCATTAGTAATAGTCATCGTCGCATCAGCCGCCTTGGTGGTACGACCTGAATCCCAAACCTGCGAAGTTAATGTATAACCAGTCAAATTAATGGCAGCGTTAGTTGCTTGTACTTTTGCTTCAAAATTAACAGAATGATCCGATCTCCTCTGGATCGTCATGTCATACGTTCCAGGTGCAATTGCCATTTTACTTTGCCTCTAATGCAGCGACTTTAGTTTCTAATGTTTCTATTTTAGCAACTGCTTCTTGTAATGCTTTTGTTAATACAGAAACGATTGCATCTATATTTAGAGTTTGTAAACTATTTTCTACATCTTTTTCTCTATTTACGGCACTTGGAATTACCTCTTGTACTTCATGGGCTATAAAACCTTCTCTAACTTGATCACTAGCTTTTAATACACCATATTCTTTAGATGTATATGTAATAGGTTTTAAATTTTTTACTTTATCTATACCTGATTCGGTTTGCAAAGCTACGTTATCTTTTATCCTATAATCTGAAGTTAAACCATCTACATCACCAACAAAAGCACCATCTATCCAACATTCTAAGTGAGTCGCCTTACCAGTTCCTTCCCCACTATCATCCCAATAGAAGTTATAGCTATTTGACATAGCTGCGTTAGTGGCAGTCCCTCGCCTAGAACGTATCCCAATAGTAACTAAACTGCCTGTGTGAGGAGTAAATGCTGTCGTGTTTGCGGAGGCTACAAGTGTACCCGTAGAATCTATTTTCCATTTGTTTGCACCGTTAGCCTTTAAGATTATATCGCCTGTAGTGCCGCCGTCACACTCAAGAATTAAATCACCTCCTGCACCTTTATGGATTAACTCAGTACTTCCAGTTGTCCCTTTTGATCTGAAAAGTCTTGCGCCAAAATCAGTGTTTGTTGTGTCAGCTACTAGATCGATATAAGCGTTATAATTGTTACTACCAGCAACAGAAATATTTAAAATTGCGTCGGAACCAGTTGTATATATTGTCTGATCGCCAAGAACAGTCAAAGCAGAAGTTGGTGATGTCGTTCCTATTCCAAGAGAACCTCCCAGTAAAGTAAGTCTTTCTGATCCTTGAACACTAAACCCAATCCTATCATTTGCACTGGAAAACATCCCTGTTTGCGCTGAAGCTCCATCTCCTTGCGTAAAAGAGTAACCAGGGTAAGAGGCAGTACCTCCAGGAGCCATATGACGACCCGTTCCTGTGCCTCCTGATATGTCTATGACAGGCGTAAAAACAGATCCTCCATTATTGACCATAAGTTGATTCTTAGCACTCTTATTCGCCCACCACATATAATCTGTTAAGACATTTGCTCCTGTTGGAGTGTTGCCGTCAGTCGTAGAATTATTATTTTTTAAAGCTCGCAGATTGGTCTGAATGTCCTCTCTTACAGTTTGACCACTAGCGTTATCAATCGTTACATCTGTGTTAGCCATGAATTTCGATCTTTCTTATAAGTATATTACAGTTTACTTCCATAGCCACTTGCAGAGTAAGTGAATTGTTTATTAGTTAAAGTCCCCCCACTTGCGTTTTTGAAGGTAACGGTAAAACCTGTACCACTAATGTTAGTTACTTCGTAATATTCACCAGTCCCTAAAGCAAGAGGGTTTATCGTTACTGACGGAACGAAGCCACTTAAACTACCAAATGTAGTAAAGAACCCGTTTGTAAATGTATAGTTTTGAACATTAGAAGTCTTTGTATCACTGTTCTCTGTTCTTTTTCCCATAGTAACTTTATAACCTAATTCCGCTACAACAATATTTAAGCTAGTAGTAGTGCTATTCAACTTTGCTCTAAATTTAAAATAACGACCTTGGATATTGCTAGTAAAGAAAGGATTAAATTGTGTATATGTATTATTATCATCACTTGCTGCTACCTCTACAGAAGCACTGGCATTTTCATAGATATTTGCATCAAATCCGTGAGTACCTGTTAAAGCATCTACACCACCACTCAGGAAATTTCCATTTGCATCCAAAACAACAGGAGGTACATACTCATCAAATAAATTATTTTCCTTAAATCCTTCAAACTTTAAAATTCTCTCAAAAGTAGCTAAATACTTTGCTCCTAAATCTAAGACTTCGTGAAACTCATACGTTCCAGAGGAAACGGCAACAGGAGCATCTAACGTATCAAAATTAGCAAGATCGTCTATTTCTGGTTTTTCTGCTGAACCTGAAGGATTATACCCTGCTTTTACATCATCAACAGTCGAACCACTTTGAGTATTATTCAGGATCAAACCTGCTGGATCGGTACTGACTACAAGTGCTGTTTTTACACCTGCAAAACCACCGTTCTCATTCTTAGTAGAAACAGTTATATTATCGGTTGAAAAATCAGGTTTAGTAACTATTGCACTTGCTGCCGTAGTACATTCAACGAGACTTGAATCTTGGAATTTTAAAGAGTATTCACCTGTTAATAAAGGAACAGTTGTATTGGTATGTGTACCAGGGAGTACTGCAAGAACACTAGAATTGCCCCATGTAGCTGCTCCAGTGGTATCTGCGTTATATCTAAGAATGGCATGACCACCAACAGTGACATCTATATCTTCAGACATGCCCCAAGATAATTCCAAAACAGAGTTGTCTCTAATTGAATAATTAAGTGCAGAAGGAGAAACTGGTGCTGCCATCCTCCCTAATGCTTCAATATCTATTGATTTCGGCGTAGAACTTTGAACCCCTAAAGGATTAACAGAAAAAATTTCTATTTGATACGTTCCAATACGAGCAGGGGAGATTTCAAACGTAAGTGACTCTGAAACAAATTCTGTATATGGCCCATAAACATCACTTTGCACATAAGAAATACTTGGTTGACCATATATATTTATGCTTTGAGTATTGAGATTTCCTGATCTATGCCTATATCTAATTAAATACCGATTACACCCTAAAACGCTTGCAAAACTAATAGATAAAACACTTACTACAATGCCATTTCTATGTCGTAAAAATTCTTTGTGATTAACAGATTCAGGGCCACCTCTGTCATTATCTAAAACACTTATACTTCTTGTCTCAGGAGCAAATGTTGGATTCTGTAATGAATATCTTTGATTTGTAGCCGTTAGCCATTTTGAATCAATAAAATCATACTTAGCAGAATCGTAAGGAATACCTGTAAACTTATATAGAACACCTTGTTCTTCTACATCGACAATTCTATATAACTGAGATTGTATATTATTTTCAATGATCCACATAGTATTAGCTTGAAAAGTACAGTTTGTACTTGGTACTAAAGGAGAATCTAAGGTGATAACTTTACCAGCAATACCATTAGTAGCGATATTTCCCGTCTTTAACGCTCCAGAAGTATCAAGGACACCGATTTGCCTGTCACCTTCTGTAGGTAAATCTGTATGTGTACTGTCATCTACTGTTAAAGAAGTTAAATGACCACTTCCATCTAAAGTTATGGCACTTACTCTTCCTGCTCTTCTTATACCTGCTCTCACTGGATCGTTTACCTTTACAACTGTCCCTGGCCTTACAACAGCACCGCTTTCTATTGATACATCAAAAGTAACAACATCTGTCTCTTTATTCTCTGACCAAATAATATTACGACCATAACGAACTGCTTGCGAAAAAGAAGTCGTACCAAATGCTTTTACCCTTTTTATATTATGTGTTTTGTTAAAAACTTGTTCATTATTTACAACAACAGTATCTAACTGTCTTGTGTTCATGTTGAAATATTCAATAACTACTTTTCCGTGTCTTGTTTTTAAACTTGTACCAGAATAACTAAATCCATTTAACGTATTTGCTAAAGAAAAAACATAAGCTGGATCTGCTGGTCTATCTTGAATTAATGTTAATTTTCCTCCCGACCAAACAGGATAAACTCTCATTACTCCACATATTTCTTGCATAAGCTTGTAAGCTTCAACAGATCTGTTTATAACAGCGTTAAAAGCAAATCTAGGTTCATACCATTTGCCAGATGGAACTTGAATCCCATTACCTGCTTGTACTTCTACTAATGCACTACAATAAAGACTTGCTTGATAGAAAGAATATAAGTCTACTTCTGATTCTTTAATATACTTGCCAAATCCATACCTAGTATTTAATACAAGATCAAGGAGAATAAAAGCTGGATCAGTTGTCCAAAAGAGTCCATTACTTAATGTTCCATTAAAAATATATCCGTTAGGATATTCAATTCTTCCATTTCCTGTTGCGTCTACTGTAGGAGAAATTGACGCACCATCTTCACCAGGAATATGGCATTTTATTCCTCTATATCTAAAAGTCCGTTTTGGAATATTTTGAAACTGAAAAGCATCAAAACGGAGAAATGAATATGCAGTATAAGGATAAGTAAATTGACCGTTTATTATTGAAGAAAAAGTATCATCTCCGTTATCAATTTTTGTCGTATTGTCTAAACTTTCACCTGTGTAATCGGTTACAGGTCTTTGTATTTCGGCATAACTAGAAAATACAATATCATCTTGAATTTTATCATTTGTATCGTTTAAAGGAGTAATCCTTTTAACCGTAACATTTAAAGGATATCTCTTATAACTATCTCTATTAAAACTTTCAGTTGGAATAATATATTCACGCCTATATAGATCGCCTGTCCTTCCTTCAAATTTATCCTCAACCATAATTGAGGGGGCTGGATCAGCAAAATTAGTACCCATATATTGAAATATGATCTGAAATTCAACCGTTCTTCCAACAAGATCTCCATCATCTTGACTTTCCTGTAATGAAGGAGTTGCTATCGTTACTTTTACAGCTTCTGGAGCTAACGATTGAGTTGAATAAATCGAAGGAATCCCTACAGTTACTTGTTTCATTATTGTAGTTTCTACTGTTTGACCAACTTGAGTAACTTTTTCAGTTACCATTGCCCCCATGCTTGTTAACAACGCTTGGTTGCGTGTCCCATGTCTTACTTCAAAATTGCCATGAGAAGGATCGTTGAAACCATTAAAATTTCCTTGTAAATAAGATCCATCAACTTTTTTAGTTCCTGCTCCTGGATTCCTGATAGGTGTATCGTCTATGTAGATATCTTCCATTGCATAAGCTCTATATTGAGCTTGGTCTAATTGACTAAAATTGTATAGTTCAGGACAACTATCATAAGTTGTTCTGTCCATCTTTTTAGATGGAGTAGCAAAGCCTTCTGTTACTCCTTCAGATATAACATCTATAACTTTTGCGTATTCAGTATTATTTAAGTTATCAGGATCTCTCTTTGGTTTTTTTCTACCACCACCACCAAAATTACCTGTAATAGCAAGCTTTTTGTTATCCATATCAAGAGTGTTTGCCAGTAATTACAGAATAGTAGAAACCATTCTCCCATGTACCATCATCTCCATCACTAGTGGTACCGTAGGTAGGGTAACTGTTTTCATTGTCAGGTATTCTTTCAACTAACGTACCAGGGTAATACACATCAGACCTATCGTTGCTGGATATTTGAATCCCTAAAGCAAGATTATTTTGAGCAAAATCACTATCTAAAGCCTTTTTTAATTCCTCGTCTGTATAACTACCTGCATATTTATATCCATCGTCATCCTGAATATCTCCGTTCTGAAGTTCTATTTTTACATCGCCATCCTCATCCTCCTCTCTATATATTCTTATAAGGAATCTATTATGATTAGCTGAATCATCTCCTTGTTCTGTCTCTCCTACTCTATTGTATTTAGATATATAAGTTCCATCTTCTTTTGTTTCAACAGCAACTGAATTACCTGCGGAGTTTACTAAATTAGAAGCAGAGGCCATATTTAAGTCAGCAGTATCTATTCCAGCACTAATAACAATTGAACCTGTAATAACTTCTCCATAAACAATAGGAATAGGAGTTGTTGCTAAGGTTGTATTTACTGCCCCCGAAAAATTTGCCGACTCAGGATCTTTTGCATCAGGTTCTTCTTTTGGTGCAAATAACTCAGCTATTCCGTTAAATACAAGAAAAGCACCCATATATGTCAGGTGTTTTGCAACCAGAGTCATCGCTTTAAAACCTGCCGAAATACCGCCTCCCCCAGCAGCCGCAGCACTTGCGGTTCCAATACCTGAAGCGGCAGGAAGAGCGTACCAAGCGACAGCAATTAAGATCGCACCGATAATAATATTTCTAAAACCACCACCACCTTGTCCTACTAGAACAGGGATAAATTCTATTGTTCCCGAACCAACAGGATCGTGAAGCTGATCCTTACTTACCGATTCTCCCCTAACTGCAACCTGATAATATTGTTCTATCATTTCTCCTTCTAGTGAAGGAAAATTTGCCAAAAGAAATTTAACTGCATCAGCAGGATTATTAACTTTTGCCTTAAACGAAGAACGTCCTGTATGTTCTCTTAAATGACCATATAGCTTGATTTCAGTAAGCATATCTATACCTTTTTTCTGTGCATGAAAGGTAATAACCAGAATAGGCTTCTCTACAGCTTAACCTGTTATTAGAATGATGGGCAATTTCTCCATTTCCAACAAATACAGCTACATGGCTAGGTTTGTGGTGCATTAAACGCATTGAAACAACATCACCTTTTTGCAAAGTTGCATTATCTTTTAACGGTTTAAAATCTAAATGTTCAAAGAAGTTTTTAACTTTTTGATCAAATAAAGGATCTTCTAAAAACTCTTCTAAACTAGATGGTCTTTCTACCTTTTTTAAATCAATATTCTTTAACTCTTTATACCAATCGTTAACAAAACTAAAACAATCAGTCAAACCCCAAACCCAAGGTCTTCCATATAAAGAAGGTTTGTATCCTGTAGGGTATATCTGATGCCACGTCTTAACTAAAGGACTATAAATATACCAAGGCAATTTAGAACCTTCACAGCTAATCCTATCGGCCTCTGATGGTTCGGAACTGCCATTAGGATGACTATGAAATACCGCTAATATTTGCCCTGATTCCTCACAAATAGCATAATCTTGTGGACTTAAAATAAACTGATCAGAAAGCCTAGAAATATTACGGCAACGTTTAAATATTTTCTTTCCTTTAACATTAATAACCAAACCACAAACTTCTTGTTTACGTTCCATTGACGCTTCTTGTTGCGCCATTATTTGCCAATCTTCCATTACTTAAATAATCCTGCGGAAGGAAAATGATCTCTAGTAACAAGTCTACGAGGTGCTGTAACACCTGCCATGTCGAAGTTTGCAGCAAGTTCAAATTGTAGTAGTTCTCTGCTCTCAGCAGCTTTCCTATCTATAAAATAAATCTCTTCGGGAAATTCAGGATAGGAAGCATCAAATTGATTAAATGTAGGTACTGCACCAGTGGGATAATTTGAAGTAGGAAGAAATTTTTCTAATGTTCTTTTCCTTGTAACTCTTGCTCCCGTAAGGTCATTATTGATTAATACTGTTTGGGTGGATAAACTGTCAAATGGAACTTGAGTTGCGCCAAATTTATTAACTGCCAATAGAATTGTACTAAGAGTACCAGCTAAATTAGAAAAAGATAATGTAGGTCTAGGTAGTTGTCCTCTGGTTACAGCAAATCCTTTTGCTTCTACAGGCATGGGTGAGTAATCAACAACAACATTACCCGTATTCACCCATTTGATTGATGTGTTATGCCCATTAGTTCCAGCATGAAAATAATAATTTATAGGTATAGTTGCAGGTGTTGTATAGTGCATCCCTGCAATTAAATCCAGTTGAAATAATTCAATAATTGCAGAAGGATTACTACTTTGTAATTCCTTCTTAATAAGAGAAGAAGTAGTCATGGTTCAAATACTTGCCTAAAAGTAGTTTTTATAACAGCTCTATTAACAAAAGGAATAGTTTTACTAAAACCATCACAGACCCATTTCCGTGCAGCCGATTCACTTGGTGCTGTCCAATTAAAATAAGCAGCATCCTCCATTCTTTGTATTAAAAAATTTTCTACAGTGTCTGAACTAGAAACCCCAGTGTTATTAAAATTATCCGCAGCAGACAAATTAAACGTTAAAGAATAAACATCTGGATGTTGTTGATGAACCAAGCCAAACATAAGGCGTTGCTCATATCCATCAGCAAAAGACACTACTTTTTGCTTGTTTTCTACTCGCCGTTGAACATTGTAAGTAGGTTTAATACTGGCAGGAAATGTTTGTGTCATCTAGTCAACAATCCTCCAGGTCTTTGCTGTTGAATTAATTCTGATTGTACTGCTACCGCTATAAGGTTGCCTAACTGTTCAGCTTGCCCTGCGTCGCCTTCAACTGACGAACCAGAAGCATCTACATTAACTA